CCAAGCATCAGCGCGTGATTGTGCGCATCCTCCCCGGCAACCACAACATCAACAGCTACATGGCCGTCATGTTCGCGCTGGCCGAGCGGTTCCGCGACAACGACCGCGTGAGCGTGCAGAAGGTTCCGGGCGAGTTCTTTGTCTATGAGTTCGGCAAGGTGCTGCTGGCCGCGCATCACGGCGATAAGGCTAAGGCGGATCGAATGGTGCATTTCTTGGCCGACCAGTATGCCGAAATGTGGGGGCGCACGAAGCACCGCTTTCTGTTCACTGGCCACCTGCATCACCACAAGTCACAGGATATTGGCGGCGTGCAGTGGGAGCAACTACGGGCAGTTACACCCCGCGACACCTACGCCGTAGCTAATAGCTACACCGCGCGCGCTCAGTTGCAGGCAATCACATTTGATCGTAATCGTGGGGAAATTTCTCGCGTAAAGGTAAACGCATGACCAGATCAGAAATCCTAGAAATTGCTCACAATTATATCACGCAAGATCGGGCAGCGACGCACGGGGGAGCCGAGGACTCGTTTGCCGACATTGCGGCAATGTGGAGCATCTACTTAGAGCATCCCGTTGGCCCAGAGGATGTTTGCATGATGATGGTGCTGCTGAAAGCCGTGCGGTTTAAGAACAACCCGCAGCACATGGACAACCCAATCGACGCTGTTGGCTACGCAGCCCTTGCAGGCGAGATAGCTTCGCGCGATAAAGACTAGCTGTCCTCACCTGACCCATCGGCTTGAGGCGCGCAACTGCCCTCGGCATCACTGCCGGGGGTATTTTTTAGGTGCTTCACTATGATACGAAGGGCGTATTTCTTTTCGTCACGCCATTGATCTTTGAACGCCGCCCACAGTTCGTCTGCGATTTGGCGGCGGTCGGTCACTCTTTGCCTCCTGTAATCTCTGACCACATCAACTCATATTCTTCGATCACAATAAAAAGCGGCACGCTATGTGGTGGTTTGTATGTTTCGATTATCTGCTTCACCCGCTGTATTTCGCGCGCGAATACCTCGTCTACCTTAGCCTCTAGTTCCTCGCACCTCGTCTTATAATCAATCGCGGTGTCGGCCAGCTTGCGTGTTAGATCGGCCATTTTTTCTTCATCCCATTTTGCCATCTGTGCCTCCTAGCATCTGCGCCACCTTCGGCAGCAATTCAAAGTCCGGCCCGTGTATTGCCACCCACGACCGCTTTGCAGCGTGGTATCCGTCTGGCCCCTGATGACACGCCCAGCACAGCGGGATGACACGCCAGTCGCTTCGAGGCTGCTTGTCCCCGGTAACGTGGTGAGCCTGTGAAGGGGGTGGAGAGCCGCAAGCGATGCACGGGAGCATCTTGACCGCCGCCATATGCTCCCACGCCCCTGCAGCCCGCTCTGTGGCCTTGTGAGCGCGCTTCTTGGGGCTGACCTTGCGGAGCGGCGTTCGCCTCATCCAATCCTCTTAAAGTGATGCCAGTATAAGCACGCCATCGGCTCTATGTCTTTTGCGTCGCTTCGATCTGTTCTGCCGCCTATATCGCGCACAATGTCTTCTTCCGTCTCTGGGCAGTGATGCCAAAACATTCCGTCTTTTAAATTGGCTATAATGATTGCTTTGAGTTTTGTCAGGCGGGTCAATTGCTGCAAGCGAAAAACCTTTTCCAACGCAATGTGCATGTGTTCGTAAGTGCCAAATGTAATGTTGCGACTTTTTATTTCTGCCCAGCACTGCGGCTTGTCGTTGTGGTCAATTATCAGCATGTCTGCTGCAGAGAATTTTGGCATCATCAAGCATTTTGCCCCCCACCTATGGGCGATTTGCCGGGCAACCTCTGCCTCTCGGTCGCGGTCGTGCTGTCGCTCATAAACTGGCCGGGTCATCTGTCATCTGGGTGCGGCTCGGACCACACCACCCCATGCCTGTCGCCATATTCCTGCGCGACTGTAATTAGATCGGCAAACTGCCGCACGGACAGCTTGCTGCTGTGAAACCCTACAGGGAATGGCTCTCCGTTTAATCCGCTCTCAAAGCGCGTGGCGTGGCCGCAGGCGTGCATCATTAGCGCCTTCCATACTTCTGGCGTGTGTGTGCGACCTTCGGGCTTGGCGCGCGATATATCGGACAGCATGGCCCAGAACTTTGCGTTTTGATCGGCGTTGCGCGTTGCCTCGCGGATCGTGACGACTGCATCCTGTGGGGCGCGGCGTATGAGGTCACACGCCAGCGCCCGTTGCGCGTCACCCCGGAGAATGACGGTCTGCGCCATCAGTCAATACCAAGCGCTTCAAGGTAAACCTGCAAGATCGCCTCTTTCTCGGCGCGGTCCTGCGGGTCCATTTTCCGCAGCTTAATGATTTCGCGCATGATGGTGGTGTCATAGCCGCAGCCCTTTGCCTCTGCCAGCACCTCTTTTTGCTGGTCGGCAATATCCTGCTTTTCGGCCTCAAGGCGCTCGTAGCGCTCGATGAAGCTGCGAAGCTGGTCGGCGGTGATTTCGTATGCGGTCATTGTATTGCCTTTCAGTTGGCGATTGCGTTTTTGTGTGCCTGCAGGTCAACGTAGCAACGCTGGTCTGGGTCGAAGTCAAAGCCAAGTTCGTTGGCACGATCCGCAACCAGCTTTGCCACTTCTCGGCCTGCTGACTTGGCGCGCATCATCACGCTGTTAAGGTGATCTGCCGACGACATCTTAGGCAAGTGTTCTTTGAACCACGCCATCTCTTCGTCAACGGGCGGCTTTTCTGCTTTCTTCGGCGCGGCTGCTGCGGCTGCATTGCCATCATCATCTTCCGGAGCGATGCCAGCCATAGCCATCAAGCCGTAGCGGCGTGCGTATGTCACTGCGCTGCCGTAGCCCTGCATGTCATTCTTTGAGACAATAAGCGGAACGCGGCAGGCAAGCCATTCGCTGCTGTCACCGTGGATCAAGCGCGTCTCAACATAGCGACCATAGTCATCCTCACCCATCGGCTGGATCACGGCGATACCGACCGCATTAAGCGCTGGTAGGCAGGCGTCCATCACGTTGCCCAGATCAGCATACTTGCTTTTGAAATGCGGATTGTTGGACTGCTTAAGCGCCTTGCCCATTGATGCCTGCGCGGCTGCCAGTGCGGATGCGATTGTTTTGTGTGTCATTGGTTCCACTCCGTAGTTGGTATATTTCGAATGATTTTGAAGTAGGTGCGGGCGGCTGCGGTCAGGCAGACCCAATCCAGCGTCCCGCGTTGAAACTGGCGGCGCTCCTGCAAGCACTGCGTGAAAAGCTGGCGCGCGTTCATTGCATCACCGCCTGCAGGATTGCGGCAACCCAAGGGAAGCCAAAGACCATAGCAGCAATGCAGAGACCGCCGAGAATGTCGTCAAGCGTGAAGCGTGTCATTATCTTGTCCCCTCATATTCTGCGACCCAGTTCTCAAAACCCACGACGACTTTTGCGCCAAACATTTCTGCAATCTGATCGGCAGTGAACACTGTGTTGCCAACTGCAACCTCTATCAGCGTGGCTACGCAAACGTGTCCGTCAACGCCGCCAATGTCTGCGCTAAAGTCTGAGTGCCATTCAATATCCAGCTTTGCAATGCCAGATATGCAGCTTTTATCGTCGCAAAAATGGTCTTCGCTGTCGTGATAAACGTAGTCGGTCATGTTCGTATCCTTCTATGGGCAACGCCCGTTTCGATGCTTGTAGAATAATCATTGTGGCCACAGTGTCAAGCCACTTGACGAAATAATCGTGGCCACATATTCTGTCAGTATGAACAAAGATATTTTTATGAAGGTCCGAGTGACCAAACAAGAGCAGGCCGAGTGGCGCGACATCTGCCGCGCGCTGGGTCAGGATTTTTCTGCTGTCGTGCGAGATACCATGAAACGCCGCGCGGCCAGCATCAAGCGCAAACAGGAGGCGGCCCAGTGAAACCCGGCGACATGGCCCAGATCGAGCAAGAGATCAGCGAGGCGGAAAAAATCGCGTGGCGCAAGCTGCTGGCGATGGGAGCGTTTATCCTTGTCAGCAATTTGATTTCGACCGCCG